CATTACCACCTCCTCTCAATGTTGATAATTTTTGACTACCTAATAGAATTGACTTTCCAACTCCAAACGCTCCCACCTCCATCACATTCCCGGCAGCAGTCCCAACATAACGACTTGCTGCATGGGTGTTATTCGTAAAGTTTTCATTCATTTTTGCGCCAGTTGAACGGAAAGTATCACCGCCTGCGCCAGTCGGTGCCGTACCTAGATTTACTGTTTGAATTGTCATTTTCTTACTCGCATAAAAAAGCCCCTAAAAAGGGGCATCAAAGGGGTTTAAATTAAGGGTAAAAGACTTGGGTGAATGTCGTTGAGATTTGCCAAACATCGCCACCCAAACAACGGGGTTGATATT